TTCACTCCGAAGATGACAGTGGCCTGCGGGTCGAAGCCGACCTTGACCTGGACGTTGAGACGGGTCGGCGCGTCTACTCCGGCCTTCGCAAGGGCTACATTGACTCCGCCTCCATCGCCTTCTCGGTAGTGACCGAGGCGCGCGAAGACGACATCACCCACTTCAAGGAGGTCGAGCTTTTCGAGTCCAGCCTGCTAACCCGAAACTTCGCCAGCAACCCCGCCGCGCTTGTGGACGAGGTGCGTGCCCGTACGGGCGTCGAGTACCCGCGCCCGCCCGAAGTTTCGCTGACCGAGGCTGACCTGCGGGACATGATGGCGGCCCTGTCTGGACTCCAGCACCGGGAGTTGACGGAGCCGGAGAGGGCGCTGGTAGCAGAGTGCTCTGTCGCTCTGGGCGCCATCCTTGAACCTACGGAAATCAGGGGCGACGAGTCCCCGACTGATATACCCACCGAACCGCCTATCCCTGCCGTGCTGCCAGCCGCGCTCTATGAGGCGCGTGACCTGGCGGCCGCACTCGCCTCGCGGGGGCCGATACGTTCACCCTTGGGGTCGAGCCGCACGCCGAACATCGCGCCGGAACTCCACGCGCTGTTCACAATTCTACAGGCGGCCGGGCGACGACTCTAGACGAGATGCATACCTTGTTTGACTAGTGGAGTTTACGAAAATGAGAACATGCAAAAGATGCTCTGCCGAACTGGCAGAAGGACAAACGTTCTGTGCGGCCTGCGGAGAGGATAACCGGGCTGTGGCACCGCCGGAACCCCTCGACATACGGGCCGCAGAACGGGCAATCGCAGAGATGAATCGCCTCGGGGCGGAGCTAACCCCCGGGCGAATACAGGAGCTCACCGCTGCCACCGAGGCGGTCCCCGAACTAAGGGCCGAGATGGCCGCGCTGACGGCCAGGATCGCCGAATCAGAGCAGGCGATAGTGGCGGCACAGCGCATCCGCACGGCTACCGTGGACGAGCGTTCGCCCGATGTCATCGAAGAGCGGACGGGCGGCTTCTCGACCTGTCGCGACTTTCTCCAGGCGGTGCTGACCAGGGACGACGCCGAAGGTCGGCTCGGCCGATTGCAGACGAGGGCGCTCAGCATGGGCGTCGGCGCTGCGGGCGGCTTCCTCGTTCCGCCTCAGTTCGCCGAGATGCTGACCTCGATCAGCCCGCAGGACGCCATTGTGCGGCCGAGGGCGAACGTCATTCCGGCCGGTACTCCGCCGGATGCCCCGATTACGATGCCCGCGGACGACCAGTCCGGCGCAAATGGTGTCTATTCGGGCGTGACCGTGAAATGGGTTGGAGAAGGGGACACCAAACCCGACACCCAGCCGATTCTCCGGGAGCTGACCCTTACCCCGCATGAGGTTACCGCGTCCGTGGAGATCACCGACAAGCTGCTTCGCAACGCGCCGGCTGCGGCCGCGTGGGTTGAGAGCAAGTTGCGCGGTGCAATCCTCGCCGCGGAAGACGTCGCGTTCATCACCGGCAATGGCGTTGGGCAGCCCCTCGGCTTCCTGGGCCATGCGTCGGCGATCAACGTCGCCCGAGCCGGCGCAGGCGCCATCGCCTATGCCGACGTCGTGAATATGTACGCTCAGCTCCTCACTCGCGGTGTTGGGTCGCCGGTTTGGATTGGCAACCCGACGGTCCTGCCTCAGCTCCAGGCGATGGCTTCCGTGCTGGGCCAGCTGATCTGGCAGCCGAGCGCGAGAGAGGGCGAGCCTTCGACTCTGCTCGGTATTCCGTTCATGCGGAACGAGCGCCAGCCGGTGCTCGGTGCGAATGGTGACCTGATGCTGGTGAACCTCCAGTATTACCTGATCAAGGATGGTTCGCCGCTGAGCATCAGCGACGATGGCGGCATCGTCAACTTCAAGTACAACAAGACAATCGTCAAGGCGTTCTGGAACGTGGACGGTCAGCCGTCGCTGACCACCCCGCTCCTGCTCGAGGACGGAGCGACGACTCAGTCGCCGTTTGTGGTCCTGCTCTAAGCCGAACCAGACGTAGGGGAGGCGGCTCCTCGCGGCCGTCTCCCCTCCCGACTATAGCGACACGCCTAACCTAATTTGCAAGGAGACTCACTATGTCCAGTTGGCTCAGCGAAGTCGTAAAAGTTGACCCGGCGAACACCTATATGTATCAGATATTGGCAACGCCGGCCCCTGGTATCCGCAGCCGCTATTACTCGCTGCGGGAGTATTGCAAGATCGCCTTCGTATTCGTGATTGACACGATGGCCGCGGCCGCTCAGGTGGTTGCTACCGCCATCGAGGCGACCAGCAACGCGGGCGCTGGTGCGGCGGCGGTTGCTACTGCCACCTGTACCATCACGGCGAATACGCTCGTGCAGGTGGCCAGTATCGTACTGACAACCGTGCTCGTCGGCGAGACTGTGGTTATCAACGGCGTGACATTTACCGCGGCTGCCGCGCCCGACCTCCCGAACCATGTGTTCGACCAGTCCGGCGCCGATGCTGCGGATGCCGCGTCGCTGGCGGCTGCGATCAACCATGCGGCCGCTCAGGCCCACTTTGTAGCGGCAGGCGGCGCTATCACCGCTGCCGTCCTCGCCGGACAGACCGTCACGCTCTGGTTGACGGAGCCCGGCGTGGGTTCGATCACTGTAGCGTCCCCGGACGCGACGATGGTCTGCGCGACCATTGAGGCCATCGGGTACATCGAAGTCGAAGACACGGCATTGTCGGATGGCTTCGATCACGTCGCCCTTCAGCTCGTGGGCGCGGCGACTTCCCACGCGGCTATCGTCGCCGTGCGCGGCGAACCGCGCTATGCGCCGGTCCTGCAGGCAGTAGCTGCGAGTGACACCGACGCGTAAGACGGACTGACAACTCGGCCGGGGAGGGTCCTCTCCTCCTCCTCCTCTCTCCCCTCCCCGGCCGGCCCGTTTACAGAAGAAGGGATGGACACATGACATACACCGGATACGACGAGGATATGAAGCTGGGGCGCAAAGACGTTCCAACGTCTGCGGCCCTCGGCGGGCAACAGTTCCTGATGAATGGCGTCCCGATCCGCCCAATGAACATGGTCGGCGGCACGATCAACTTCGACGTGGCTATCCCCTATCGGGTAAGCCTCGGCGTCATCCCGAAGGGCGCCGGAGTTATGGGAGCGATGGTAGCGGTTACCGAAGTCTTCAATGCGGGCACGACAAACGTGCTGGTAGTGGGGACCTGGGATGACCTCGACTCACTCGTTGAGGCTGGCGATGTGAACGAGGCCGCGGTAGGGACCACGCTCGTCTGCCATCGTGGCGTGCGGGTTCTCACCGAGGATACCGAGTATTGGGTGGAGTTCACTCAGACGGGTGGAGCGGCGACGACCGGGGAAGCCCTGGTCGGGCTGATGTTCGCCATCCCGTGAGGGTAAGCAGATGATGATTCGCTTCCAACAGAGGCTACAGATAGACGGCACGATCTACGCGGCGGGCGACACAGCGGACCTGCCCGCACAGGTTGCCCTCGCCGTCCTGCGGCGTGGATCGGCGGAACGCTGCGAGGCCGAGCGCCAGCGCCAGCCTGAGCAGAACCGAATACGGAAGCCCGGACAGAACCGAAAGCGACGGGCGAAGAAGACAAGGAGCGCGTGATGGGACCTGCCGATTGGAGAACCGTACACAACGCCGCGCCGCACGTCGAGGTGGCGGCGGTGACACTTCACGAGCTGGTGGCGGCACCGGGCGTAGGTAAGCGCCTCGTGATCACGCGCCTGCTGTTCAGCAATGGTGCGACCGCCGGCACCATCGCATTCCTGGGGGACGCGCCGGGGACGCCGGTCCCGCTCGGGCCGACGTGGTATGCACCGATCAACTCCAGTGAGAGCATCGAGTGCTTGTTCGTGCTGGCAGAGAATACCGACCTCGGCGTCACTTCGGTGACGGTGACCGCGCACTCGTTCAGCGCGGAATACTACATCGAGAACATCTAGGAACGGGCTGATGGGCTACCCAATCCAGCAATACAACACGGTCGAGAACCTGCTCTTCATGATGCGGTCCGACGTGGACCACATCACGGGTGTGGTCGGCCTCGTGTCGGGGGTGTCGCTGACGGTCACCCTCTCCAAGAACGGGGCCGCCTTCGCCGCTCCTGCCGGGGCGGTAACGGAACTCGCCTTGGGTTGGTATCAGGTGGCGGCCAATGCGGTCGATGCGAACACGGCTGGACCCCTGCTGCTCCATGCGGTGGGGCTTGCCTGCGACCCGACAGACGAGTCCTATGATGTGACTCCGGCGGTAGCTCCTGCGGCCCCTGGTGCGCCCGGTACTGGCGGCCCCGTTGAGTCCCGCCTGGTAATGACGCTGCCGCAGGTGAAAACCTATCTGCGGGTTACCAGCGTCGCCGACAACGGTCTAATAGCGACTCTGATGATCGCGTCGCGGCAGGCGGCAGACTCGTTCCTCGGCAACCCGTTCCGTGAGCGTATTCCGACGATCACCCTGACGGGTGTGGTGGCTACCGATTCCGTGATGGTGGATGGGCAGAACTATCTGGCGGTATCCGCGGCTCCTGTGGCGGCAGACCGGGAGTTCCTCGTCGGCGGGAACGATGCAGCTACGGCGACGAACCTGGCGGCGCTCCTGAACTCCGACATAGAGGACGAGGACGGGGTGCCGTACGGTGTGCAGTCGGCGACGGCGAGTGCGGTGGGGACGGTGATCACCCTTCAGCCGGAGACGGGCAAGCGGCCGGTGACGGCGACGGGAGATGGCGTGCGCTTCATCTGCACGCGCGTACTGACGGACGTGGGTATTCCCGAGGCGGTGGGGCAGGGTTGCCTGCGGTGGATTTCCCACAATTACGAGCAGCGGACAGATGGTGTGTCGGCGGTTGGGGTATCGGGCGGGGGTTCCGTGAACTGGACGGCACCGCCGGAAGCTCTGGAACTCTGGCGGCCATACAAGGTGTACTTCCTGTGATCGGCGACTCTCTCCGAGATCGAATAGAGGTACAGCTCCGCACGCGCACGCGCTCGGCTACCGGGCTCGTTGATGGCGCATGGATTCCGAGCGTGGAGGTGTGGGCGCTCGTCCTTCCCGCGGGCGTAAGCAACCTGGCGCGGTACGGGCAACTGAAGAACTCGGAGACGACGCACCTGATCATAGTGCGGGACCGGCAGACCTGGGAGGTGGACCTAACGCAATTCATCTTCGGGGCGGATACTTTCGTGCCGCTGGAGCGTCCGATGTACCTCGGCCAGGTTGAGAACATGACGACCATTGAGGTGAAGGTAGTCTGATGGGCCTAACGACACGAGTGGGGAGCGTGACTCTGACCTCTCGCCTGCCGGAAGTCCAGGCGGCGATTCAGCGCGAGAGTCAGATCAGGGTGCGCGAGATGGCCGCGGTGGTGCGGACGGAGACGCTGCGAGTGCTGGCGGGGGAGCGGCATGGACGCTTCTACCGGATACCGGGCACGCACAGGGAGCGGCGCAGCGGCAAGGCGCGCTTCGTCAAGGCACAGGCGCCCAAGGGCGGATGGCCGGCGGGTATGGGTATCGGGGCGGCTTCGCTTCTCTCGACGGGAACGGGGCTGAGGGGCAGGCGGGGATTCTACCGAGCATCGGCGCCTGGCGAGGCTCCGGCACAACGGTTGTCCGATCTTCGGAAGAGCATCCGTATGCAGACGAAGACCAACCGGGAGACGGCTACCGCCTGGGTGGGCAGCGGCATGGATAAGGCCGTGTGGCTGGAGAAGGGCACGACGAAGATTAAGCCGCGTCCCTTCCTCAGCGTGGCATTCGACAACATGCGCGGCAAGCTGCACTCTATCGGGACGCGGGAGATACCCGTTTAATGGACACCCTCCAGGCAGTCATGGAGGCGCTCTATACGAGGCTGACGGGCGATCCGACGCTGCAAGGATTCTTCCCCGGCGCCACGGTGAAGTGCTTCCTGGAGTGGGCGGAGCAGGATGCTACGTTCCCCTATCTCGTGGTGCGACTCGATACCGCCTCGGATGAGTTCATGGAGGACGGCGACTTCGTGGTTGACATTTGGGACTCGGCTGGCAAGGCAGACCGGGCGCTGAGCATCCGCGGCCGCGTGCGGCAGTTGCTCTACAATTATGCGTTCACGACTGGCGCTGGTGAGGTCGGAGCAGCGCGCCTTGGGAGGGCGCGACTCGACCAGGCGATTCCCGATGAGGAACCGGACATATGGCGGCGGGAGATCACGTTCCCGATCCGCTTCTTCGATAAGCAGGGAGTGTGGTAGGGGCACTCACCCCTTGACGTTCTGAGAACTCTATAACATGCCCGGTCCTCTGGGGTAGCTCCCCGGAGAGTCGAGACGGCTTGTAGGGCGTTCCTTGTGCACAAGCAAGGGGCGCCCTTGTCTTTGGCCGGGCGGCGCTCACAGCGGCAGAGGCCGCTCACTACATAGCCCCCAGGCGGGGGCAGAGGAGACGGACATGACGACTCAGATTACCGGCGCAACGGCGAACACCCCCGACCGCCTGCTGCTTGGGGCGGGGGCGATCTACGAGGACTTCGTATCGTATGCCAACTGGGGGACCTGCCTCGGTGCGACTCGGGGCGGGTTTGATTGGGAGCCCGGCCTGAAGTACAGAGATCGCATCTATGACGGCGTCATGGGCAAGTTGGAGGGTACTCGCGTGCTCATCGGCTGCGAGCCCAGGCTCACGGTGCGCGTCGCCGAGACGACCGTGCTCAACATCCAGAAGGCGCTGGGGCCGACCGACTCCGTGGGCGCGGGCGCGCTCGTAAAGCTCGAAGTGGACTACCTCGGCGAGGGTAACGGCGTTTTGACCGACTTCAATACCCACGCCGACCTCGTGGCCGGTTCCTACAAGGTATGGGTGGAGACGGCGCCCGGCGTGCCGGTCCTCCAGGTGGAGGGCGGTGCGGGCGACTACACGATGGTCCTGGCCACCGGCGTAATCACGTTCAACCCCGGCTCGATACCGGCCGTCGGCGACATGGTCCTGGCTACCTACACCTACGACGCGGGCGGGGCGGCTACCCACTACGTTATCACCCCACGGCAGTACACCGCCGCCGACTATCTGGACAACCTCGCCCTGGTGGTGCCCTACACGGGCGACGCGGGCGCGACTCATGCCTGGGTTGTCGTCATTCACAAGGCCGTCAGCGACGGGTCCTGGACGCTCTCGACTCGTGATAACGAGGATGGCCTCATCGAGGTCACCTTCGACGGGTTCTTCCCGAAAGCGACACCGACCCACATGCCGTTCGACATCTGGCACCCGATCCCGTAACGCACGCGCATATCTGGGCGAGGGTAAACCCTCGGGCATCTCGCCCAGTACATCTCACTTAGGAGGCGAGAGACAGTGAGTGCAGGGGAGGCGTTGTTAGCAACGGAGCCGACCGTAACCATCGGCGACGAGAAGTATCAGTTGAAGCCGCTTGGCCTGGAGGCGATGGCGCCGCTCGCGCGGCTATTGAAGATCGCGCAGAAGCAGACCGGCGTCAGCCTCGTCGAGATCGCGAGCATGGCCGAGGATAAGGAGAAGGTCGGGGACCTCTTCCTGGCGGCCATGGGTTGGGCTGAGTCGGAGGTGTTGACGCTACTCGGAATGCTGCTAGGGGTTACGCAGGCGGAACTGCGCGACCCCTCTCGTTTCTCCCTCGGCTCTATCGCGTCGATGCTCGCACCATTGGTCCAGCAGGTGGACCTCGCGGGTTTTTTATCCGGGCGCACCGCGGCGACTTCGAGCGAGACGAAGCCGGCGACGGAGCAGACCGAGGGGCCTTCCGACGAGCCCTCTGGGAAATCCAGTGCCGAACCGGATGGACAGACGGCGAGCTAAGGGGTCTGCGGCTGGCGCGCTGGCTGGAGACGCTGGACTCGCTGCGAGAAGCGCGGGAAGAGGAGGCGCGACTGGAGACGGCTCGACAGCGGGCGGAGTGGGAGCGGGCGGCCTTCGTCGGCTGGCAGATGAAGGGCGCTTGGATGAGGGTGCCGAGCTTCGGAGAGTACCTAAAGAAGCTCGGGCTTGAGGAGAAGGCGGTGGCGGGCTCGGCCTTACCAGTACGAGCAATGACGGACGAGGAGATCATCGCACAGGCTGAGGCGGCGCTGACGAGTTGGGCGGCTAACCCGCGAAGTATGCGGCGAGTGACGATTCACTGAGGAAGAGATGGCGGGCGTAGAAGCGTTTAGGCTGTTCGGCATAATCGAGATCAACCGGGGCAAGGTCACCACGGACCTGAAGGCGGTAGACGCGCAGGCGGCGACTACTGCTGCGTCTATGGGCGCGTCGTTCGGGCGGGCTGCCACGATGATTCAGAAGAACGCCGAATCCATCCGGCGCGTAGGCATGGGCATAGCCGCGATGGGCGCGGTGATGGCTGCCGGCCTGGGCAAGGCGGTTATGGCAGCGGCTGAGTTCGAGACGCAGATGCGTAA